ACCGTGATTCTCAAAGTAATCCATTAAGCGTATTTCTTTGCCTAGCACTTGAGCCACCCAAATAGAGGTGCTGTCACCCATGCCTAAGTCCCAACTTACATACGTCTTTAGTAAATCACTTCGAGCAATGGCGCAAAAACGGTTTTCAGATTCAAGGTCGTTCATAATCTTGCCGTAATAACTACCCTCGATTGCCGCGTGAAAACTACACTCAAACTCTTGGTTGTATTTATCCTCACCCATCTCGCGCTTGGCGGCTTCTAATTCATCGGCATCTACAATGTTTGTTTGTGAGGCTTTGAACTCTAAAAGTTGCCACCCTATCTCTGTCTCTGCTCGGTCTCGCAACTCTTTAAAGTGATTCTGCCCCTTTGGTGTGCCGATAAAAATAGCTTTACCCTTGCGGTCAGCAAGCGCAGGACGAATAATCTCGTTCCATATCTTTGGGTTTTGGTCAGCAATCTCATCTAGCACTACTAAGTCAAAATACTGACCCCGCAATGAGTCAGGGTTATCTGAGCCGTATAACTGTATGCGCCTATCCCAAAAGTCAACACGTAATTCGGCTATGTTAGCCACAGCATTTAATGGTCGCGTGTAGTGTGTAAGGTAATCCCACGCAACTCGTTTCGCTTGAGAGTATGTAGGTGCTATGTAACCGATACGTGGGCGTTCTAGCTTGCAATCAATCGCCGCCTTGATAGCAGCGTTTATAGCATTTACCGTTTTACCAAACCTTCGGTGAGCCACAACAACGACAAATCTGTTGCTTTCAATCGCATCGTGTATTTGAAGCTGTTGCTCGCGTGGTCTATATGGTATAACTATTTCTGCCATGAAACAGACACCTTAATGTCATCTCCATCTTGACCTGTCATCTCGGTTCGCCCGAGTTTAGGTATGTGGTACTCAGCCATCTTGTGAATGATGTCTAGTGCCTTATCGGGCGCTGGCTTTAGTCCTAACCCTTCGTCACCATAAGCAACCATCTGTAGCCATTCATCCATCTTAGAGCTGTTACGCTCAAGTAGTAATGCAATAGCGTCTCTAACGATGGCTGTTGACTTGTTTGGAACTCCTTTGACTCTACCCTTACCTGCATTAGGTGGAATCCACTTCTCAGTAGTAGATTGTTCTACTTTGCTATTCATTTTCCACTCCTATCGGGTCATGGATACTAAGGTTAATTTAATCTTTAAATAAATTTGTAATATCTTCTTCGTTATAACCATACTCTTGCGGGTCACCCGCAGTAGATAAAGTTTTAGCTTTGACTTTTTTAGAAATAATTTCATAGTCACCGCTTAATGCAGACTCGCCATGATTTTCAGCGTACTTTTTACTAGTAGTAACCCAATCACCACTATTGATGTTTTTTACCCCTTTAGGTACTGCCCTATAAACCTCAACTTCAAAATCAGGTTTGCCTTTTGCTTTCATAGCAGTCATCCACCAATCACGGTCAATAGCATCGTCACCTAGACCATATAGGTTTTTACCTTCTCTAGTATATACATTTGCTGGCATAATTTTTGTAAGGTCATCAAGAGTTGCCCCATAAGAATTAGCGTTTGGCGCAACATGACTTCCTTTGTAATCATTTGTAGGCAATGCCTCTACACCCAACAGACCACCTTCTAAATTTGGGGCGCTTAATGGTGCGTCAATTGTATCGTTTAGCAATCCAGCTTGTTGATAAGGCATATCGTTCTTTTCTAGTATTTTTACCGTTTTAGGGTCGAATACTACAAAATTGCTAGTTCCTTTTCCAGCAGCTCGGCTACCCTCGTCTAAATAACGTATGCCAGTAACGCCTAATTTATTTAAGGCTTCAGAAGCTTTGACATCAGAACCAAATTTTGACACTAAGTTGTTATATAAACTTTCCCCTGTAGGGTTGGGGACTTCTTTAGCGCCCGTTACTGTGCCGCCAGTTAAGGACGCTTCTAAATCATCAAGAAACGCTTTATTTGCTTTTTCATCAACAGCAATGCCTAATTTATTAAACGCTTCTTTGACGGCTTTTGGTTGTTTATTTAAAGGCTCATCCCAATTAAGCATTTTAGGAATTTGCTCATCTGGAATATCTACTTTGTAAAGATTGCCTTTATTTTCTAAAGGTTTAGCATATTCACCAGACTCAATATATTTTAATGTTTTTTCTAGTAAAGATTTTTGTGGGCTATCAGGATTTGACTCAAGAACAAATTTAATGTCATCAGCAGCATATTTCGGGTCACCAGAAAGATTTACAAGACGCTGTGCATTAGCATGTGCGTTTAATCTACCTTGATTTGCAACATCTCTGTTTGCTAATAATTTTGCGTATTGCTCGCCAGTTCCTTTAGCTTCACCAAAATATATTCCATGCCCGTATACTTGTGCGCCTTCACCTGTTCCAACTTTACTTAAATCAAACCCGCCTTTAATATCATGCGGTGTGCCATGATAGGCGTGCATTCCTGCAATGCCTGGCAATAACCCAAGACCTGATAACCCGTACTCTAGCGCTGCGCTACCTATATTGCCTTCGTCTAAACTCTTCTTTGCAGACTTAACACCTTCTATCGAGTCTTCTGCGCCTAACAAGTAACCAAGACCAGGCACTATATCTGCTAAACCCATATCCATCGGCAACGTACTGCTTGGGCCACCTAACAGGCTTTGCGACACGCCTCGGCTGTAACCCCTATCGTAACCTATGTTCTCTAATAAACCTTGAACGGCTTGCTGACCGCGTTGCCTAAGTGTTGGCTCGTATGCGGTTACTTCCGCTTGTGGCTTTGGTGCGGTTAATTGATTTGCCGCAGTAGGCTGATAAACAGGTTTCTGTTGCGGAAATAACTGTTTTAAAAGTTCATCAAACCCGTTCATAAATTAGCCTTTACTTTTTCTTTTCTTTGCGTTCCATAGCCATGCTTTCTTTGCCTTCGTGCTTCATCTTTTGTTTCGCAGAGTTGTATTTTTCTTTGCCACCGTATTCGCTCATGCCTTTTGAGCCAGCGGCTTTGACTGCGGCTTTGACTCGGTTGCCATTGTCTGTACAGTTTTTCATTTTGTTTTCCTTTTCATAACATCGTAACCTTTTTTATCTTTTTGCATATATTCTTTAGCAACTTTTTGAGATATGCCAACTTTTTTAGCAAAATCTTTATTGTGAGCCGCAGCTTGCATAAACTTGGTTTGCGCTTTAGATACGCTTGGCATAATAAGCCTCGATAACGGTAAGATGTTACAAATATAGCATTTAAGCAATAAAAAAACCCCGTCATATTTCAGACGGGCAAGGGGTTATTCACCCAAGGAGAATCTTTAGTTTATCACTTGTCTTTAACAAACACACCTTTTTCGTTTAAGTATCCTGTTCTGTGCTTAATTGCAGAGTAGGCAACTTCTAAACAGTTTGTTAAATCAAGACCCGCTACCTTTGAGCCAATGATTAATGTCACGAGTATGTCACCGTATGCGTCAACCATTTCGGCTCGGTTGTCTTGGTCTATGGCGTCTATCAGTTCCTTGACCTCTTCTAGTGTCTTTGTAGCTTGTGCGGCTGGTGTGCTGTTGAGAATAATCTGCCGAGCGTTCGCCCAATCGATAACATCTGCTTCTAGTTCGTAATATGTTTTCATGCTGTCCTTTACTTTAGTTTAGGTAATAATTCTAATGCAGTCTTGTAAGACCATATCTGATGCGGACTCAAGACCTCTCCTGCCTCGTCACGCTCTTTTAATCTTCTAGCCCATGCTTTGTAGTCCTTATCCTTTGCAGGCTCTACAAGCGTCTTTACCATCTTGAGAATCTCATTGTCTACAAGGTCAAGCGGTGCTTTAGGTGATTCTAAATGTTTGTAATCAGGTTTAGGTGCTTGCTTGCAAAGTGTTTTGAATTGCATGAGGTTTGGGCAGTTGTCAGGCAAGTGTTCCAAAGCCCAACCGATAGCCTTTAGGTTGTCCTCAAAGGTTGACAATTCATGTGCCCAATGAGATTTGATGGTGTTTGCATCAACGTTGCTCCATTTGTTTTTAAACTCAGAACCGTAGCTTAGAGCAAGACGGTCAAATAGTCTGTCAATGACTTTAGTTGGCAATGTCATGCTGAATCCTTTGTGGTCGCTTGTAAGAGTCAAAAGCCTCGTCTATGGTTCTCATTTCATCATCATGCGCTCTAGTGGCAACACCAGGCGCTAACTCCTGCATACGCAATCTATCAGCTTTCTGCCAAGGTGACTCATACGTTTTGTCTTGAGCAGATGCCTTTTGATTTCTGCACCAATTGCGCCACGTTGCCAACCAATCAGCTTTTAATCCTTTGCTATGTGGAACAGATAGCCAATAGTCTTTAAACTGTTCAGCAACTTGATTTGGGTTGAGGTCTTTACGGTTTTCTTTGCACCATATCGCCCATTCATCTGGCAGTTCCCAATCTGATGGCAACCGTGTTGACTTGGCTTTTGAGGCTTTAGCCTCTATATCTT